TTCGCTCCAATCTCAGGGCCTTGGCCTAACCTGGGCAAAAGAAAATCACGTTCAACTGCAACAGCAGGAGCGGGTAACCATCAACGGAGTGCCTGCGGGCATCCCCAGGTACTACGTCAAAAAACTCGAGCTGGACTTGTCGAAAAGCCAGAACGAAAAAAATAAGAGGGTGGAAGAAGAATACCAACGACTAAAAAACCAAAACCAAGACGTTGACCTCTTCACTACCAACCTCAAATCAAAAGTTCAGGCAGACAAGAACATAACAGCTCGAACCAATCTCAAAGAGAAAAAGCTTTAGCGCACTCGGGCGAAGCCCCGGAAAACACGCCGAAGCCCGGGCAGGGCTGAAGGCCAACAAGCGTAGCGCGTTAGATGGCCAGCAGGCCCCAAAAGACATTCATCATAGAGAGCCTATCTAAGGCATCACTCGCCTCAAGGCTCGCTCAATTATCAAATTAGCGAAAAGACCGTATCGCGTCTACTAAACAAAGTGTGAATACACACAAAGCACATAAAACTACACAAAGACTCCATGTGTTCTCCACACAATCTTCACATAGCCCTAGTATACTTAGGGCATGAACAAAGAAAGAACAAAAGACGAACTGTACCATCATCTGATGGAAGCTGCCAAAATGGCAAAAGAACTTGGCTCAAAAGAGGTATTTGAGGCAATCACAGAAGTAAAACTCAAAGTCATTAGGACCATAGACTTTGATATGCAAAACTATTACCCAGACCAGAGGACTTGATAAAAGGCCGAAAGCTATACTATTATCCTTGTTGTTAGTATAGCCAGGTGACACCGTCACCGTAAAAAAACAGGAGAACACATGGTATTCGAACTGTACACAATTAAAGATCTCATAGCCCAGGAGTATGGGCCGATCTTTCAAGCGAAAAACAAAGCGGTAGCGGAAAGAAATTTCGCAAATCTGTTAGAAAAACAGAACCTCAAAGAAGAAGAGTTCTTCCTGGAACAGATAGGAACCTTCGATAATGAATCAGGAGTCCTTGACTCCCAAACCTAACAAACGTATAGTAAAAGCCATAGGAGAACCTTTCTATGGCTAATCAATTCAATAATGTCAGCAAACTCAGACCTGGACGATCCGTCTTTAACCTTTCATACGAAAAAAAATTCAACTGCGACATGGGTCAATTAATCCCTGTCTGTGCAGATGAAATGGTACCAGGCGATAAATTCTCAATCAGCAATCAGGTCGTAATACGTTGGCAGCCTCTAATCAAACCGATACTCCACGAAGTCAATGTGTTCACTCACTACTTCTTCGTACCTTACCGTCTACTCTGGAACACTTCAAAAGAAGATTCATGGGAAGCTTTCATAACTGGAGGACCAGACGGAACATTAGAACCAACACTTCCCGTATGGGAAGCAACACCAACGGAAACCGGAGAAGGGACCCTTTGGGATTATCTCGGATTTCCAATAAACATTACAGCATCAGCTGCAAACCTTAATGCGCCCATGGCATTTCCCAGGGACGCAATAAACCTCATCTGGAATGAATATTACAGAGATCAAACACTTCAAGAAGAAATACCGTTAACTAATACAAACGTTCTCTTTCGTGCTTGGGAAAAAGACTATTTCACTTCATTACTTCCTTGGCAGCAAAGAAGCCCCATAGCACCATCACTACCGATAGTCGGAACCACATCAGCCATATTTGAAAGTTCAGATCCCAATGTTGAATTACCTCTACTGGTTAACGTAGGAAATGCTCCCCAGGATATATCCAATTCAAATCCCGGATATGTGAATGCATTAAACAATAATTTTGTCGATCTATCAGCAGCATCATCATTCGATATAGCGGATCTTCGCGAAATCGTACAAATACAAAAATTCCTGGAACGTAATGCACGAGTAGGTGCCCGATATACAGAATTCCTCGGAGCCCACTTCGGTGTATCACCCAGAGACGCAAGACTGGACCGTCCCGAATATATAGGAGGTACCAGGTCACCGGTCATAATATCAGAAATTCAGCAGACATCATCATCTGCCTTCGAATCCGGACCCGTATCGGTTACACCTCAAGGGAACCTTGCTGGACACGGAATAGTAGCCGATGGAAATATGGTAGGATCCTACAGAGCAGAAGAATTCGGCATTATAATAGGACTTATGTCAGTCATGCCAAGACCTGCTTATCAGCAAGGAATGCCTCGCCAGTGGTTCCACGAAACAAAATACGACTTCTACTTTCCAGAATTTGCTCACCTCTCAGAACAGCCGGTACTACGTAGAGAAATATTCACATCAGACGTTGCGGCAGAAAATACAACTCTACTGGGTTACCAGGGAAAATACGATCACATGAGAGTAAAACAAAACATCATATGTGGAACATTAAGAAGTACTGCAGCCGTACCACTTGATTACTGGCATTTAGCCAGAGTGTTCGATACCGCACCAATATTAGACGGAACATTCATAACAACTGGTGATCCAACAAGAGTAACTGGAAATGCTCCATCTGGAACGTTCATACGTAAAGATATTTTTGCAGTAACTGACGAATATGGACTCATTGTTAATTACGCAAATAGAATTAAAGCAATCAGACCGATGCCTGCTGCATCCGATCCTGGAATGATGGACCACTTCTAATGGGAGCAAAAAAGATGAAAATCAATACACCATATGACAAAAATCGTATAAGATCAAAACCGGAAAAAGCCGGAACGGAAACACTCGTTGAAACCAGAGGATACCGTTCGACAAAACAGCAAGTCGCTGAATACATGGCAGCAGGACAACAGCTACAAGATTATAGGAATCAAATGTATGACTTCCCAGACGCCAACAAAATCGATGAAGACTATTACGATCCAACTAGAGACCCCGGATACGATCCGGCCGATGCTTCCACAAACTTACGAGCGGTTGAGAAACGTCTTAGAGACCAGGCTAAAGCAAAAAAAAGGGAATCCCTTCCGGATGATAAGCCGGAGGCAAAGCCGGATCCAGATCCGATTAAAGAGGAAGAATGAGCGTACTTGGTAGTCTCGGAACAGGAATGCAAGTTGCCTCTGATGCATCAAACTTAGCCGGAGGACTTGTCGATCTATTTACAAGAAAAAAACGTAGAGAAGAACAATTCGCCAGGGAAGACACTGCCGTTCAAAGACGTGCAAACGATCTTGAGGCAGCTGGTTTATCAAAAACACTGGCAGCCGGAACAGCGGCATCAGCAACACCAGTAACACAGCGATCGACACAAACAAAAGTCGGAACAGCCCAAGCAGTACTGGCAAACGCTCAGAAAGAGCTGACAAACGCAAAAATAAATGAATCAAGGACTCAACAAGATCTAAATGAAGCACTAGCATCAAAAGCAAATACGGAAGCAGGTAACCTTGTATTAATGCGTCCTAAAATAGGTTCAGAATCAACATTAGCCGCAGATAAGGCGGTAAATATACCTAGAGAACAGAAATTATTCGAAATGATAGGCTGGTCATATTATAAAGATATGCCAGGATACTCAGGCGAAGTAGCTAGATTATTATCATCATTATGGAAGGCAGGAACTGGACTAACTAAAACAATGTTAGCAGGACTTCAAGATGTAGTTGCAAAATTACCAGACTTTCCAAGCTGGGATGAAAGGTCAAAATGGATAGAACAGCAACTTGATAAACTTAAAATCTTCGGTAGAGCAAGAGAAGGCGTAAGAACTATATTACAGAACCCAAATACCCAGGGCGTAGCACCTGGTCAAATAATGAATTACGACGCTATGCAAAATAGAAGAGAAATGACACCAGATTTTATGGATTATGGAGGATAAAATGAGACGACGTAGAAAAGGTAGAGGAAAACGCTCTTATGGCAAGAAACGGAAGGGTAGGCGTATTCCTAAGTACGGCACTTCTCGCGGCGGTATCCGCCTCTAGCTGTTGGACAAATAACAACATAATAAATGTAAATGTGACATGCACTAAACCTATCGAAATAAACGGCGATTTAATTTTTCCTTGTGGGAAATGTATGTCATGCCGTGTACAACGAACCCAGGAATGGAGTCTTCGTCTTATGGACGAGGCCTACGCCTGGGAATCATCAATATTCGTTACCCTTACATACTCAGAAAACGACCTGCCGCCAGAAGGATTATTATCAAAAAGAGACCTGCAGCTATTTTTGAAAAGACTGCGAAAATCTTACCCAACACCGATAAAATACTACGCCTCTGGCGAATACGGTACTCAATCCACTTGTCGTCCACATTATCACCTCATTATATTCGGTATGAAATTAACCGATCAACATTATATAGAAACAGCTTGGAAAAAGGGACGCATAGACGTCGGAACGTGTACCATCGAATCGTGTAGATACGTTGCATCGTACATCCAAAAAAAGCTGTATAAACAACCAAATGAAAAAAACTCAACGGTCTTTTCGCTCCAATCTCAGGGCCTTGGCCTAACCTGGGCAAAAGAAAATCACGTTCAACTGCAACAGCAGGAGCGGGTAACCATCAACGGAGTGCCTGCGGG